TCAAATCAGCCCCTCATCGCCAAAACTGTAATATCCACCATTCGTTATAATCACATGGTCTATCATCCTAATATTGAATAACCCTGCCGCCTTTTTAAGTTGCTCCGTCAGCCTCTTGTCCTCATTGCTCGGTCGGCTGTTGCCACTCGGATGGTTGTGCACCGCTGCGAACTGCACCGCCCCCGTATCAATCAGCACGCGCATAATCAGTCTTATATCCGCTGAAGTCTGGTCAATACCGCCTACCGATATGCGTACTTTCTTGATAATCCGTCCGGCTTGGTTTATCGACACTACCCAAAATTCCTCATTCGGCAAATCTCCTATCAACGGCTCCATCAGTTCGTATACGTCTTTGCTCATCCTTATTTGCCTACGTTCCACCTGCTGCGACAGTTGTCTCTTGTACATCTCCACGGCTGCCACGGCTACCCTCCTGCGTCCAGGAGTCAAAGAGGAAAACAATTTTTCAAGGTCTATCACTTCGTTGCTGCGTTCGATGTCCGAAACAATCTGTCTGTTGTTGCTGATTTCGTAAATCAGTTCGCTGTCGCTCATGTAGCGGCAATCGTTATCAAAAAGAGTATTCATAATTGTATGGATTAAATTGTTATAAAAGAATTGTCTTGCCTAAGAAATAGCCTCCCAAAACCTCTGCCCCAAGCGTTTCAAGTGCACACGCAAACCGTGCGTAACTATGCCCCTGCGTCAGTATATCATCGAATACAAGGCATTTCTTACCCTTGAAAAAACGCTTGTCAAACTTGATGACCTCCACCGTCTGCACCGTCTTGGCCGCTTTCGTCTCATGGATGGCAAGCCGTCCACCCTCAATGGTAATTGCTTTGTACGCATTCCTGCACCCCGTCAGCCGTGCCACCTCTTCGGCAAAAGCCTTGTATCTGATTTCGTTCTTCTCTCCGCTACTGGCTGGTATGCAGACCAACGTCACGTTGCAAACCTCCGCACCGAACTGCTCGCGCATCTTCTTCGCTACAAGTTCTGCCACAGACGCACTGCGCTTCCCGTCCTTAAAATCCCATATCATCCTGCGGATAGACCACTCCCGTTTGTTAGCCTCGTACTTGGTAGGCAAGTAATCAAAGAAGTTAAACATGAATTTAGACCATTGATTTTTCCATGCTTCGGGGATGTTTCTTTTTGCTGCCATAACTGTAAGTTTTTAATTTATTCTGGATTTCTGGAGTCGTCGGGTGGAGCCTTTTTTAATTTTCTCCGTTTCCCAGAACGACTTTTTTTTTATTCCGGCGTGTCTGTATGACGTGCGGTATGGTTGCCTTTTGATGCCGCAATAATTGAGGTGCCGAGGATGACATTCCGCAAGGTTCCGACTAAAACCGAAGGCTTGAATACTACCCGTAGGGGTGGAGATTTTTTAGCGGACAACGCCCGACCTTGCTTGTCAGACCGGTGCCCTACATTTGCGGACTCAAAAGACTACCTGACCGCATACAGAGATGCAGGAAATGAAAAGGAGTTGCGGAAAAGAAACGGAGGCACGCCAAGCGGAACGCTTACCGCTCTGCCCTTCCAGATGGAGGGGCGTTTCATAAAAACAGACAGAAAGCACCGCTTTCTACCGCTAAGACGCGAAAAATCCCGTTATGCAAGTTTGACATAGGATATACCGCCACCGGCACCTAAACCAGACTTGTATAACGGGATTTTTCGCGCGCCCACCCCGTATCGGGGTGACTTCTTCTCCCAATGGGGCGTTTTTGGGTACAGAAACACCCTAATCAAAAATCCATCTCCTTGAAAACCAAAAAGAAAACCCATCCCTGCAACTTCTGTTGTAGGGATGAACCAGCTTGCTGCCCGAGCCGCGCCGTCGGTGATTTGCGGTCGCAAGCGCCCTTTCAGATTCGGAAATATGACAAAACCTTTACAATTTGTACCCGATGCTCCCAATCCCACCCGCTTCGGCCTCCCCCATAAACGAAAGGCCCTGCCATCCTCACGGACAACAGAGCCAAAGCAAACAGAAAAGAAATGTCACACCGAAGCGGCGCCGGACACATTGCGGCCCATCCTCCAGGTGCGGATAATCTCTTTGCGCAGGATGAAATACTTCAAGGCATCAGTCAGGTTGGTGGATTCTTTAGGCAATCTATGTGCAGGCAGCTTATCTCCGGTCTTCTGTTTGACTATCACACTGGAGCTGTCCGGCCGGGTAGCCACCTTGGTTTCTGTCACCTCCATTTCCGACTTGAGATTCGGGCAGTTGTGCTGGTCAATCAACAGTGTAAACAACGTGCGCTCCAAGTTACCGCTGAGCAAGTCCATGAAGAACCGGTATTCCAGATTGCTACCGATGTTGCCCTGCCCCAAGCTCATCAGCTGTACCTGCCATCCCGTACGCCTGCCCTCCGCATCCGTCTCAATGTTCTTCTTTATCTGTGTGGCCATATCCGCACCCAGCCCCTTGTAGTTGTTCATGGAGCGGTCATAATAAAGCTTCAGTATCTTGCGCTTGTGCGGCTTGAAATAATAGAGGAACTTATCGGCCAGCTCACGCACGGAGTTAGGCGGCAATGTATAGAGTTCTTTGAGTACACGCATCACACGCCCACTACGTTGCCCGAACACCATGGAAAGCATATTGCCGGAATCCATGCCTGCCTCCAACGGTTTATTCTTATCCAGGTACCGGAGCACCGTACAGTCCTGCTCCCACCCGAACGGGTGCTGCTCTATCACTTCATTCAAGAATCCGTCCGCATAGAAGTGCTTCATCGAGAGGTTACAGTAGAACATCTGGCTTGCCTCCAGCTTGGGGATAATGGAAAGGATGTTGCAAAGAATACCTTCCAGCCCTTCAGCGAATTCATCACTGAACCAGTCTTCACCCAGTACATCCACGTTGACATAGGAGGAAGAGATGAAGAAGAAAGATACGCCCCGGCGTGTCTTAATCCAGCGCTCCTCCCAGCGCTTCATGTTCTTGCCAGCAAGCACCATGGAACGTTCTGCCGTATCAAGCTTGGCCTGCAATGAACGGTCTTTCCGGAAAGCTTCTTTCAATTCCTTGTACCGCTGCATGGCCGCCACATACTCTTTTTTCGTCTCGTTATAGACAAACCCGGCCTGCAACATGAGAAGGATTTTCCGCTTGTCATTCTGCTTGGCCAGCTTGAGAATCCAGTCGTATTCACCCAGGTGGTTCGGATTCGGCATATCCGTCGTCAGTGTACGGCTGCGGTACCATACGCTATCGCCATATTTGACCCGGAACCCACGCACGGCCTTCAGCAAGTTCGTGAACTTCTCTTCCGGGAAATACTTCACTTCATCACCGAACACCCCCACATAGGAACGGCCGGCACCGATGGCCGGACGGTCCAAAGAGATAAAGGTGAAGTTGAAACCGGTGTAGAACACCATGGTATTGCGCCAGTCGGAACATACGTTGTACATGCGGTCACGCCACTCTTTCGGCGGTTCTTGGTTCATAACATAATGGATGCCCTGCTCCCACCCCAGCTTCGACAATCCGTCCACCAGCGAGGGAACCACATTCTTATGCAAATCGGAATACGTATCGGCCACCCATGCGAACGGTGCACCCGGACAGTCCTGCGCCACCTCCTGCACCCGTTCAGCCAGCACCTGCACCGTCTTGGCCGATGCACGTCCTGCAATCCAATAGAGCGACCACGGCATCATCACGGCAATGAGCTGCGCCATCCAGTTGGAATAGCGCACCTCCACATCATCCGATATCTTTAGTTTTTTCTTCCTGGTCATCGAGCATCTCTTCTATATCAACATCAATTATATTGGCATCTCTCTTGAGACGAGTCTTCTCCCGTGCAGGAATATCCTGCATACCGTCAATCTGTGCCGCGAGCAGGTTGCGGTTGGCAGAAGGCAATCCCACCGCATTCGGGTCGAGGTCATAGACCTTGATCGGTTTCTCATCCATCTCCTTCGGCTTTATCGGGTCGGGCTTATCCAACTGCTTGATTCTTGCCGCTTGTACCGTGAGATTGCCGTACACCTCCATATCTTTGGCGCTGGTGGCGTTCTGAAGTACCACCTGGGCCGCCTTCATCAGATTGTCATACATCATGTTACGGTGCGCATCATTCTCGATGGTATCACAAAGGTAGAACAGATTGATAGCCTCACTATACATCTGTCGGGCACGCATCCGTTCCACATTGAACGGTTCGTGCATCAGAAAAGCCACGGCATTATCCTTGCCATATTTACGGTTAATGCCTACCAGTGCATAGAGCACGTTGTAGTAGTCCAGTTCCTCGTCCGTCAACTCCATGGTGCAGCCGGAGGCAAGGTAATCCTGCAAGGTCTCAAAGTAAGATTTATCGAACATCAGCCTATATCGTCATAAAATATCTTGTTAATGGAATTGCGGTACCCGGTCGCCTGACGGAACTTGTCGAACCGCTGTGCCTGGGTCACATTGTCACCGGTCTCCGCACTGGCGGCCATGGCCAGCCCCTCTTTGGCCCGTTGAAGCAGTTGCCCACGTTCATAATGGTACTTCAACGGTGAGCCTACCAAATTGAAGTACCAGAGAAAATCATTCTCCGGTACATGGTAATACATGGCAATCTGCCGCGGCTCATAGCCTATACCTGCCAACCGCTCGAACTCGTCCAGGTCGATACGGTCATACCATGCCGGGCTGTCACGCCACTTAACCAATTCGTCCGCTACGAAACTCATATACTTCTTTGTTTTTAAGGAATACGTATTGTTCTTCCATCGCATTCTCGCCATAATTGCCGGAGCCTTCGACCACAAAGAAACCTGCCGATGTGTCCAGGCAGGTAATCTTTTTGTGGCTCCATGCAAATGAAAGCTCTATCTCTCCATCCTGATGGAGCTGCATCAACCTCTCGTATATCTTCGGCATACGAAACTTGATGGTCTCCGATATATGTAGATGAATACTGCCAATCAACCCTTTTTCACGCCAACGGAGCAACGCGTTGATGATACGCTCGTTGGTGGAATAGGTCGCTATATACAAGTGCCTCACCTGCCCGGCATTCTTAATCAGATAAACAATGAAAGTGAATGCCGTAAAGCTTTTCTTTGTCTCAATGAAAAACGCCTCATTCTCCCGTGGAAGCCGCCCACACAACTCTTTCAAACTGTTCAGCTTGAATGTCAACATGGTTTCAAACCGACGGGAGAAGAGGCGGGCATCAGACATTTCCCTACGCAATTCTTCAAGACTGAAGTAATAGCTCATTCCAATAATCTGTTAATGTCGGCCAATTCCTTTTCATACCCTGCCAGGCGTTCGCGACGGACAACATCCAGATGCGGCTTGTCACCCTTGGCCAACTCAGACTTGACCCGCCATATATTGTTCTGGACCTGCTGTTGGCGGCGAACCAGTTCCTTAACCGGAAGATGGAGCAACTCACTGCGTCGACGGAACTCCGCAAAAGCCGGATGCTTGCCCAAAAGTGTGTGATGCTCCTTGTAATAGTTCAGCTCCTGCCATATCATACGGTTATCCATGTAGCTGTCAATCACCTGGCGGCTGACATCGGCGCACTCCTGCAGGGAGGTACAATCCCTCAGCCTGGCATGTAACCGCACATAGGCATGGTATTTGCTGAACTTGCGGGAAGCGAGTGCCTCCAACTCCATCGGACAGTCGGGGGCATTGAGAAACGGAAACTCATCACGGAAAGACTCGGGTCCTTTCCGTGATAACGGTTCCGGCAATGCCCTTCAGCCCTCAAAGTCCGACGGTTCCGGAAACACCCCTTCCAAAAACTTTTCCAACCATGGTGAATACCCTGATACCGCATTGTTCATAAACACCTTGCGGGATAAGAGGTCGAGTACCTTCTTCTCATCCGGCTTTTGTGAAACCACCGGCAGCAACACCTGGTCTGTCGGCCAATTGAGATATACGGGTTGTGTCGGATAAGGAAGAGAATTATAATAAACGGAAGTAAACAGATAGCCACCCTCCTCCAGTTCGGGGAATCGCTCGAACATGGCGACCAGACATCCCTTATCCAACAACATGGGTGTGTGCGTACCATAATTCAGACAAGGCAATTGACTCTTTTCCAGCAGTTCCTTCGTCCGCTTCATATTCTCGGCATAAAGCCCTTTGAATCTAAGCGGAACGAGCATTCCATTGACTTTGGGCAGCGCCACATGAGCCAGGTCGATAGGATTCATCACATAGATGTCATCGTTGGTCCAGATGAAACGTCCGGTCACTTCGGGCGATTCCATAGCCACTTTCAGCTTGGCCAGCGTATCAACCTGTGCATTGTCAGAGACGCGATTGTGCTCAATGAAGGTAATCTCTTCGCTGAACCAATCTTCACGGTCACCGATTACCACCACATTGATGCCGAAGCGTACATTCTTCTGCCAGGAACGCAGTGCAAAAAGCAGTTCCTTGCCTTGTGCAAACTCCTTGCAATAAGGAATAACCACTGTCACATGGTCTTGAACCGACCGCGCCGGCGCCAATTCCTCCACCGCATCCACCGCCTTATCGACGGCCTGCACATCCTTTTGTTCCACACTCTCTTCTACCAGTTTCAGTTCTACGGCCACATCCTCGGTCTTAGCTGTTTTCTTTTTTGTTGCCATAATTTAAAGTTTTTAATACGATACAAAAATATCGTCTCCACATAGTTCGTAAAAGGACACAAAGAGAGGCGAATGCACTGCAAACGCCTCTCTCCAATAACCAACCTTTAAAACAGAAATGAATCAAACTCCTGAACCACCGGAAGAAGACGACGCTTCACCCAATCCCAAAACGGCATTGATTTCTTCGTTGTCCGTAGCCGGTACAAGGCTCTTGGCGATGTGACCGATAGTACCTCCGCGTAAGGAACTTGCCAAATTGATAGTATTCTTGTCACCCTCCTTGTTATCCTGGGAATCGGCCTTGGTCATCTTCAGCGGAGTGCACGGCGTACCGGCAATCTTCGCATCCTCACCAGAGCAACCGAACACGATTGCCCCCAGATTCTCATTGATATTGTTGTTCACGAATTCATCGTGTTCCAACTCTGTACCCGGATGTTCATAATCCACATGGTGGATGAACCCACGTGCATCATCCTCTCCCTCGCTGGAGTGGTAGATGTTGATGGTGGAGTCCGTAGCATACACCGCTATGGGCTTTTTACCTGGCATCATCTCAAATGCCGTCACCTTTACTCCCTTCTCATCACGCGTATAAGTCTTGACGTCTTCCCAGCGAAAAATCTCGATATAGGACTTCTTTCCTTTCGGACGTCCGGCATTCGATGACTTCTTGGGCACCGACACCATTGAATATGTTGTTTCTGACATATATGTACCTCCTATATTAATATAGTTAAACACCTGCACCGGAACTGGAAGAAGAACTGGACGATGCCTCAGAAGAGCTGTCTGTTTCTTCAGGCGGCAGATAAGCGAAGATAGCTTCTGCCAGCCAGAAACCGACAGCTTCCCACCATTCCGCGAATATCTTCACGTCGTAGTTCTCACCCTGCATCCAAACCTTGGCGCTCTGCGGGTCACGGCTGCGCAAATGCTTGAAGTTCTCCTTCGGCGTAATGAAGAAGGCTCCGGTACCGCGCATGCCCTCAAGCGGTGCGAACGTGAACCTGGAGAAATCCACCCTGATTTTCTCACCGTCCTCATTCTTGAGCCAGGGATATTTTTCACGGTATGCCTTGCTGTAACGTATCACCAGATCCGGATCTGCATGGATAAACATGGTCTTTTTCCGATACAGCGGCTTCACCTCACTCACTGCCTTGTCAATTTGGGCAAGTAAGGTCGCGTCTTCCAGCTTTTCACCGTCAAGCAGCCAGGTAATCTTATCATTATTAGCCTTCTTCAGCTTCTTGAGCTGGGTTACATAGCCATCCATCACATCGTTGGCATCCGTAGCGGCATCCCCATCTTTAACGGCACTGGTCTCCTTGAACTCACCGATCGCCAAAGCAACCTCACGCTCTTCGTCCAGTTTAGGAAAGATGAGCTGATACAAGATATACTTGACTACCGGCATATCTTCCGGCTTCAGATTTTCATCATACAGATAACCGAGGATATCCTCCATAATGTCCGACGGAGTGATGGGAACGTTTATCTTGCACTTGTAGTTCTTGATGGTCAACGGAGTGAACTTCGATTTGCCCTTAGGCGTCCACTTCGGTACGAACTGCTGGAGAACTGAATCAACGGCAGCCTGCTGCGCACGAACCTCTGTTTTGTCCGTCACCAGAGTTGACATGTACTTGGTGGACTCCGTGGTACCCATCAGCCCTTTGAGTATTTCCAACCTCTCGGAAGAGACATACTTGCCGAACTCTTTCTGAAGCTCGGTAGTCTCAATGGTCGAATTACCACTATATGCCGCTCCCTTGAACGCGGCATCCAAATAACGGTTGTGTGCCAGGCTCATGTCCGGCTTGAACTTGCTACCCATTTCGTTCTTGTCTCCTGCAACCTGCTGCCCCGCATCCGGTGCAGGTTCTTTGGCCATCTTGGCAATCTGGGCATCCTTCGAGGCGATGTCCTTCTCCTGCGCTTTCACTTTGGCATCGAGGTCGGCCAAATCCTTGCGTGCCTTTGCCAGTTCCTGCGCATTTTTGTCACGTTCAGCCTCCAGCTGCGCTCTCACCTCATCGGTCACAGCACTTTCAGCATTTCTGCCGTCTTTCTCAAATTCGGCGAGGTCCTTCTTGAAGGCTTCGACGAATACGGTACCGTACTTGTTCTTCAGTTCCTCTTCCTGAGAGGAGAGCAGGATAGATTTGCCCCTCTCATCCTTGGCAAACGCAGAGATGCCCAAGAACCCAAGCACTACACTCATCACTTTTGCAAACATAATTCTATGATTTAGAGTTGATATAATTGTTTATTGTCATTTCCGAATCAATCTCACGGCTACGTTGTACGGCATAGTCCTGGGTACCGATAGCATCTATCAGCCCCACTTCCAACGCCTCCCTATGATAGAACATCCGGCCACGAAGTAATCCTTCAGTCTCCAGCTTCAAGCAATTTCCCCGATTCTTCTTGACGTTCTCCTGGAAGTCGCGGGCCAACGGGTCCAGTTCCTCATCACGGATGGAAGCATAATCCCCCTTCTTGGCTGCCTCGAAAGGAGCGTTCTTGTAATCAGAGAGGTTGGAATAGATGGTATGCACCTTGATGCCTGCACTCTCATAATACTTGGCATAATCCGGAAAACTCATCATCACACCTATACTGCCGAACTCGGCAGACACCTCATTGGCCGCAATGATTTCGTTACAATAGGAAGCGGCATAATAAGCGGCAGAAGCGCAGAGGTCACAATGAGCCACCACTGCCTTGCCCTTGCCACGCGCATAAAGGATGGCATCGACCAGCGGTGCAATGGCATCCACTGCACCGCCACCGGAATCGATGTCACATAAAACAGAAGAAATATTCGAGGAATCAGCCGCCTCGCGGATGAGGTCGGCATACTCCATTGTACCATAGCTGCAATAGGTACCGTATTTAAGCAGGGTACCATGAACGGGAATAATAGCCGTACTGCCTTTGGGAGCGTCAGCATAACCACCGGAAAGCCTTGCCGTTCGACCGCCCGCTGCCGCAATCATCAACGGAACCGGTTCTCTGTCGGCAAGTATCCTATTATCCTGATTGTCTATGCCATGCTCCAACAGTCTGTTTACAAGCAACAAGTTCGATTCCACCTCGCGGAAGGAAACGAACCATTTGCCCCGGCAGACTGCACTATATAAGTTTGAAAATGCCATTATCTTTTGTACCTTTTAATCCGATACAAAGGTACGATGGCACCAACCGCTTAAAAGGACTTCAATATTTTGGCCGGCTCAGGGCTGCTGCGCTTGAAAGAGAGGGTAAAGGCTGCCGGAGAACCAGATTCCTGAAGCGTCACCACTACCGGGAACTGGTCGGTTCCCACCACCCTTTCGGAACCATTGGTGAACTTCAAGCAGACCAGTCCCTCCCGGCAAAGCAAATCACGCAGCGAATTGGAAAATGAGGCTCCCGTATCAGTAACCACCGCTTTCAGCTCCTGCTCCGTCAATTCCCCGGAAACATTCTTTTCTTTGAACTCCCCGGAAGAGACCGGAATCGGCGTCCATTCTCCTGAAACTTGAATCGTTTCCACACCCGGCATATTTCTGACCACCGAGGCCGCAACCGGAATAAATCCCATGGCACATATTTGGGCACGTTTGTCACCGATATTCATTTCTTACTTATATTTTAAGAGTTATTTATCTGAAAATCTGCTTTTTACTTAACAATTAATCTGCTAAAAAATGTCAAGGGAACAGCGACAATTGAATATCCCTATTCACCTCCTTGACCATCCGCTGCCTATTGCGGTAGTCGAACTTCTTGACAGCATCGTAATTGATGGCATTGTTCTTGATATTGTATGCCATCAGGAACGCCCGGATAATCCGGTCCTGCTTATGCCCCTTCTCATAACCGGCAACAAAGTATTCCCGTACACGTATGCGGAAAGAAGCTTCGATATAGCTCTGGAGCATACGCTGTTTCCATTCCGGTATATAGATGAAGTTCTCCTGCAGAATAAAATGGTTCCACTCCTGAATAGGAAGATACAACGTTATCGGATGCTCCTTGATAGCCTGCTTGGGCGGTCTGTCCGTAACAGTGACCATGGCCTGAATGAACTTGCCAATATCATTGGCAGCAGTCACATTCACACCTTCATCAGTAGGCCTGCATCCGAATTCATGATACAAATAGTCATGGAGATAAGGCTTCAACTCTATTATCACATTAGGTCTCATAGGGTAAATCATTTATATGCAGACAAATATACGCATAAATACAGACACTTCATCCTAAATCAGCGCCAAAACAGTCAAACATAAAATATAATTACATTTTCCGACTCCACACGCTCTTATATCTTCTGCTCCATACAGTGTTCTGAGTATTTTGCTTAGAAAATCATGCAACTTTGTAACGTGTAACTTTTCAAGTATATTTCACTGATTATCAAAGAAAAGAATTGTTACAAAGCTCACAACACCCATTTGTTACCAATAATCAAATTTGTGACATTGACTCCGATATTCCACTCATACGACTAAAGTAACAAACCCTTATTTTTTGTAACCAATGTTTGTTACCTAAGATGTAACCTTTGTTACTTATTGTTTATAAATGATTTATCTTCTTTTTCAAACATCGGTTACAGAGTTACAATAATTTGGTAGAAAATAAGGAAAGGGAGTGGGAAACCCAAAGGCAAAGGTATGCCCGGCGTCCTATTGAATAGTAAAAGCCACGGACAATTGTGCCCACGGCTTTTACTGTGTGACTCCTATACCGGATGTCGGTTCTTCATGGCCTTACGGAAATTAGGCGGTAGCGGCTTCCGTCGCAGCCTGGTATAATCGTCGTTCAACTCAAAGTCCATCCAATGGTCTTGTGCAGGAAGAAATGCGCCAACGGCCACAAGCATCCAAGGGAGCTTCTCCTTGTCTGCCTGAAGGTTCAGGATGGTGCCCGGCTTCATCAGCTCCAGATAGTCATAAACCTGACGGATATAGGAAGCCGACTGCTCCGTTTGCAGCATCTCCGGCAGAAACCGGTCATAATGCTTAATGTAATCAGAACGGAGCGTTTCCATCACCACTTTCTACCTGAGGAACGAATGCCGCCGGTTCTCCATTCGTCTGTCTTGAACGCATATAAATCATCTCCTTGGTCTTGCCGTCCACCTTCTGAAGATACCGCCCCGACTTGTTCAACAAGTCTGCGGGATTCATCTCGGCAATATACGGGCATAGTTCGGAAAAGCTGCGCAAAGCCTTGGTAAAGCGCTGCATCTTCCAGAAATCCTTTTTCGACTTGGATGCGACAATAAAATCGTCATAGACCTGTTCACGTACAAGAGGCGTGTTCAGATTCTCACCATCCTCGGAAAAATAGCAGTAAGCCCAATCCTCGAAGTCAGAACCCATGTCAGCCTTCCGCTTGCGCTTGAGAATATTATCCATCGGAGGCTGTATCTTGACATTACGGTCCACCATGGCCAGATAGAACTGAAGACACTGGGCGAAGAAATTCAAGTCCCAGTTCCAATCCTCCTCGCTGTAATCGGTATTCGTCATCAGGTTGCGGTCAAAGTCATCACGAATGGTCCGGCTCTCGAGGTAGTCGTTTTCTTCGGTCTTCTGATGGTAATAGTCCGAAAATACCATGTACAGCATACGTGCCGAGGTAGAAGGGTCGAATTCACGCGGCACATAGTTGGTGGTAAAACCAAACTTGGGGGATTCTTCAAATTCTATAAAGAATGATTTGTTGTTCTTGGGGTTGACTGTCATACCGGAAGTGATATTGTCATAGAACTGGCTCATCGGCAGATAACGGTCACAGTCATCCACCAAAACAAAATCAGTATGTACATCTACCTGGTCAAACACGTGGGGATTATCAAGAAGGCGGGGATTACGTCCGGAGAGATTGACCGTCCGCATGAAGAACCGGAATGTCTTGAACAGAAAGCTCTTGCCGCTACGCCCGTTGCACTCATCATCCTCACCTATCTTGTTATCCATCGCATAAAGTGCCCACGCGCGTGAAGGCGACTTGTAGCGGTGCATATTATAACCGATAGCAAACATCTTATTGAGCAGGTTCTGCTTCTGCTCTCGTATCTCATCCCGGGAAAGCAGCGGCCCGGCAATGTCAAACTTATGCTCTGCCCGGTACTTGTCAGCTTCGTCTACCCCTTTGTCCTTCCAGGCATACTCCAATTCATTACGCCAATACAGACGGCTGGTATTTATCAGATAATTGAAGAAACAGCTCTTATGCTCCTTGACAGTAATATCAAACACATCCCTATCCTCCGGGTCCTTTCTGTGCGACCATTCGAACATGGGTGGAAGAATGCTCACCTTATGAGGTATCACATTCGACTCCCAGGCGCTGCGGTTGTCAGGTATCTGCCCATGTAGCGACTTAATACCGTCTTTACTCACTTCCCAGGTCTCACCTCTGAAAAACATATACTGCTCCTTGGGTGTATAGCTCCGGAAATCCAGGTTGATTTCATCAAGCTGCGCCAAGGATGATTCTCCGGTACGTGGAGAGTTCAGAATCAGGTTACGAATATCTACCGGAAGATAACGCTCGATGGTAAACCGCTTGAGAAACGCCACAATATCCTTTGCCTTGATTTCACTGACTATACAACCGTTACGGTGTATATACCTCGCATCCTTGGAGTTGTCGTCCTTCAATGTATAGAATCCATTCAACGTGAGGAAATAATGCAAGTAAGCGGAGTTTACTTCATAAATTGTTTTCCGGCTCCGCTCACTCCAGCTATCCACCCAGAACCGGGCAGGCATGGCCAATGTCTGTAAGTTGCGGAAATCCTCCTGCTTCGGGCGCAAATCCACAAAGTCACGAAAATCCTTGCGTGGCTTGCCCCGTTGATCGCGATAGCCCCGCAACCATCCGGGAAGCCATATCGTATATATGTCGAGGAAACGCAGGGCCAGTTCCGTCCCTTTGCGAACGCCCGTGTCGTCGATGTCCGGAATATTGTAGATACGCTCCACATATTTATAGATTTCCTTAATCTCTTCAGGAGTGACTTTGTAGGTCTCACTATTGAACCATAGCGGATGACAACCGAGGGCGCGGATGCAAAGGGCATCACGCTCTCCGGAACAGATGAAGGCCTCCTTCAGCTTCTGTTCCTTGTATTGGGCATCCTTATTTTTCGGATCATTGAAAAACAGTTTCTCTTCCTGGGCATTGTAATCCCGGTAAGCCTTCTGCAGCTCGGCAAAACCGTTGATGTACTGTTTGGGTTTCACCCCATCGGGCGTATAGCTGAAGCGCCACTGCTTATCCGGATTCAGAGGCTCATATACCTTATAGAACTTATCAGTGCTGCCGTCTTTCTTCGTAACAGCACATTCACGCATGAAGATAGGATAAGTAGGCGTAGTATATTTAGTGGTGACTTCACGGTTGCGGACATAGGATATGGATTTGGCCACATACCAGTGAAGCGCATCGACGTGCTCCTGCCTGACCCGAGGACCGAGAACCTGCAACTGTACATCAGTAAACTTCTCTTCAAGCTCGAAGAACCTGGCACCTTCGGCTTCATCAGCCGTGGCCGGACGTTTACGAATATCCGGTTTGTTGACAGAACGTTTGAGTTCATCGGTCACGTTATACCTGGAAGCAAGCAAGGCAACCGCTTCCGGGAAACGGACATTCTCCTCGTTCATGCAGATGTCAATCGGACTCATGGCCGTGCCAGAATCCCCGAAATCAGTGACCTTGTAGCAGTCATCATATTTCTTGAGGCAGGCAGAGGCGTCATCCTCATCGGGACGACGCTTGAATTTCTTCTTATTGTCTATGCACCCCTCTGCCTGAGGGTAATAGTACAAAATAATGTCTAACCCATCATGGGTAGCATTATAGATATCGGCAGCTTTAATCATATTGCGGATACTTTAATTCGGTACAAAGGAATTGTTTTATAGGAGAGTTATCAAGGACGTTATCCGCTCCTACAGTTCCCGCGTTTCCTTCAGGCTCCCGATGAGCAAGTTCATCAGTCTCGCATATAGTCCGGAAGCTTCCTTCAGATTATCCGGATTCTTACCGGTAAGATGTAGCGTCATCTTATCCGTGGAGTAGTCCTGGCATATAGCCAAGTGCAGTTCCCGGTTCCGGTCATCAACTACCGAGACCTTCACTTCCTCCACCACGCTGCCAAGTTCTGAGGCATCCAACCACAAATATGACTTTTCATCTGTCTTCAGATGGCAGTAGCGGTGTACCTTACCACCTTTACGAATCAATTCCACTTCGACGATTGTCGCTACCTGATTGGTACGCAGGATGCGCACCTTCTGACCTTTCTTCATTGATATTTCTTTTTTATTCATTATTGATTTGTTTTAAAACCGAGACCAATAGCCTGCAATCTCTTTAAGGCTTGTTTCTCATAATCCTTTTTAACTTTCTCGCTGATTTTTTTATCCCAGCAATCGACACAAAAAGGTCCATCGGGAGCATTGTAGCAACCACCTTTTATCGGCTTCCCACATCTCTTGCATTGTAACTCATTATCCATTGGGTTCATATCTGTTTTGTTATTCGTTAAATGACTACCATCACATTCCTTTTTATAATAAATATAGTATCCGTTATATAGTATGTGATTGCTTTCCTTTCAGCATCTCTCAGCAAGTCTTTTTTTAAGATTTGATAGTAGGAGTTGGTACACTCTGCGTAAACCATAACCTCCCGTACCCTTTTCAAATCATCCAAAAAAGACTGCGGATTATGCTTCTTTATCAACTTAGTTCTCATCTCCTTTTTTATATTTCATCTCAAATACTTTTGTTACAGTATCGCAGATAATGGCCACTATAGGTATTGCACAAACAAGCGCACAGCTAATCCCTCCCCAATCCATTGTTCTATATTCATATTTATTCGATTACATTACAAAACATACACAACTATATGCTCCACTTTCAGGTATTCCCCCGAAGTCAACCCTGATACACAATTCTCCACAAATGACAAATGGCTTATCGCTCATCCCCTTGCCATAGGCACCAAAATGTTCGTGAAAGACCTCTGAACCCGGTTTCATTGAGTCCAGTGCCTTTTTTGTTGACACTGGCATAAGTCTTGATGTTGTCTATAAAATATCTCATAGTCAAATCATTTACATTTTCCATTACTCATTCAATAGGCCAACAAGACCCTTTCCACATCCTCCGATTCTGTATTCTCAAAGAAGATGCAACCCATATCGCACTCAGCATACTCGCTCACTTGCACCATCTTATCCCCGAATGACATCTCCAGAATATCAATAAGCCGCCTATCTGACTTCGGAAGGAAATTCAGCAAGAGTTTGGCACCTTTTCTCTTGCCATTCCTATAGATATAGGCAATACGATGTTTATCAATGCTCACTTCTCCGGACAGTTTGGAAACATCCGGGAACATACGTTTCGCAGCTCCTTCGCTGTAAATGACATTCGCGTAGTTCTTACTAATCTTGCAGGATAACATGACGACACTATTAGGCAACAAACGGCGTATATCCAGAACAGTAGCCGGTCCATTAATACGAAGCTGCAATTTAATCGCATCCGGAAACAATGCTTTCGCTTTCTCAATATTCAATTCCATATTCATTTTATTTTATAGGTTAATTATTTCATTTGGTTCTGATGCCAGTAAGAAACCATCTCAGCGACATTGCGAACCCTGATTTTCGCTTTAATATTCTCCCGATGGCGGTTTACCGTACAAGGCGAGATATGCAGTTCTGCCGCAATATCATCCGTCTGGCAGTTGGAGGCTATGAGCCGGAACACCTCCATCTCGCGGTCTGTCAATGCTGTATTAAGCTCCGGACGGCAAATCACGCCTTCATGTTCGCATTCACCCCGTAACGGGCATTTGACTTCCTCGAATACAAACAGACCATCTTTGTTGATGTCAAGGTTATATTGGTCATATTCGCCAAAGTTGCAGCGGATGAAACGGTGGACTACCCGAAATTCATAATGCCACCGGTTCATGGTGCTGGCCGAATAGAGCTGCATCAGCCGGACATGTGCTTTCGGGTATCGATCTCGGATAACAGAAAGCATATATTCAATGGTCGGCCTATCGGAATCCTTAAGTACAACCGCTGGCTGCCCAAACTCCTTCATCATCACATCCCCTTCGGGCGTGTTGTAGAATTCGATGTTAGTTATCTGAGACATCCCAAGAAATTTTATATTCCTTCTCCCGAAATTTCTCTGCTACAATAGAGTAACCTAATTCTCGTAGGTATTCCAAGTCCTTTGATTGAGGTACACTACAGATAACATATCCATAACCCTCCGCAGCAGACTTTTTGATTGCATCCATTATTTTGTCTATACTACTGGAGTCTTTCATTATCTGCAAGGCTTTTGATGCTGTAATAAGGTTTGTTTTCATAATTCTGTTATTTTTTAGTTATCGGAAATAATTCTTCTATACTCATACCGAGGTATTCGGCAATAGCTTTCTTCTTAATCATGGGCGGCTCTATGTCACCTGCCATCCACCGATATACCGTAACCTTACTTGAGCAGGTCACTTCGGCAATCTTGTTGATTGTATCTAACCGCACATTGGGTAGCGAATCGATATAGTCTTTAAATACCATATTTGATAAATATTTAATGATTAATAATTCTATGTAAAGGTGATTTTTATAACTTAGCGGTGTTATTATTAATAACACGAAGCAAATATAAGCAACAATATTAGCATATACAAATATTCTGCTAATATTTTATCGTTTTGCTAATAAAACCATTTATTTATGGCTGATTTTAAAGCATTTAGAAAAGACAATAAATTATCACAGATAAAAGCAGCCGAATATTTCGGTTGCAATCAAAGTTTTATTTCTCAAATAGAAAGAGGAAACAGACCTATTCCAGAAGCTTTTATAGAGAAAGCCAAAGGTGACATCAGTATAAATGCTACTAATTTAATTGATAATATCAGCAATATTAGCAACATTAAAGAAGGACAGAATGAAACAATACCTGCATATTTCTTGAAGATGATTTTTGAAGAACGAAAAATTCATGACCAAAAAGAATTGGAGTTAATCAGTCAGAATCAAGAACTCATTAACATTATTAAAAACGAACTTGCAGCTCTTAAAAAAGGAAATGCCCTGGAGGAAGGCAATGTAATATGTGCCGATGCAAGCGGATCAGATTTGGAGAAATAGAATATATAATCAATAAATATTAAATAAACAGTATTATGGAAGTATTTAACATTGAAAAAGAATTAGAATTATTAGGTTATGAACCTCAAGATAAGCAGGAAGAATGTCTTGCGACAAGAAATTCCATTGCAATATATTATGCCGTAAATGATGGGGAAAATTATGATTCTGAAGGACATCCCATAGGAATGGTCATCGAAGATTTGAGTACCTTGCCAACAAAAAAACTTTATGAAGGCAAAATGCCCACCTGCAAGCAAGAACTTATTGAAATTCTTACAGATACAAGAGTCTTAATAAAATAA